GCTCTGTGTCTTCCCGCATGAACTCGCAGGCTTTATTGGTGTTACTCACGCACTGTTTGTATACTTCCAGTTCTGCTTTTACGTCCGCTATTGCTAGAGCGTCACTAGCTGGCTCAGATGAGCCAAATAGCTCCGGCATTACTTCCGAGAAGTAGTTGAGAATCGGAATCATCACCTCACGCATTTGAGGGTGCGCCTTATCGCTGGTACGTAGCTTGAAGATATGCCTCCACTCTCTCAGGTTTGCCGTCATTACGATCTCGGTCTTGAGGGAGTTTGGAAGCACGCTCCTCGCCTCTTGCGGGGAGGCTCCGCGCTTTAGTAGATCCAAGTATTCCCACTCTGCCTTGGTGCAAGCGCAATTCCAAGAAGCGTAACGTTGCGCGTCATTCTTGAAGAAGAACGGCATGATGACCGTGATCTCATCCGACTTTCCGTAGTTGCAGTACCGAGTGGACTCCTGCGAGAACGCACACAGCCGATGACGTACTAGCTCATGGGACACCCCGCGATCGCACACGATCAGCACGGACACGATCTCATGCTCGATCACGGACTCATGCTTGAAGGTATTGGCTATCCGGCGAACGAACTCTGGAGCACTAGTATCCGTGGTTTTTCCCTCGCTCTTGTAGCACACTCTCGCCGCACGCTCAATACGCTTGAGCATAAGCATGGCGTCTTCCCGATCAAACGGGGTTAAGATTTCAAAACTTGGTTCGATGATTTTCATTTATTTTGTTCCTTCCATTTTGCTCCGTCCACAAATCCGCGCCGGTAATCAGATGGCATGTCATACGGATAATGACTCGTCATCTTTGCTTTCCTAGCCTCCCAACCTGCCCTCATCGCTTGGTCCAAGGAGTTGTCCTTGGGGATTCGGTTATGGATTCCATAGTTCGGCTTTGGTGCGCTCATTTCATGCTTCTGATGAGGGTGTCTGCCATCAAGTTGAACTCTTCCTTCGTAATCGGAGTTCCCTTTTCCTCGGAGGCTTTCATGGCGTCCTCACGCAAGGCTTCGTACCGAAGAGCCTTCTTACAAACCTTGTCGTGGCGCGTGTGTCTGAGTTCCAATAACCGTTGCTCGATTGTGGTAGCCATTTCAGTATTGCCTTTCTCCACGGTCATCTTCTTCGTGGTCCTCAGCGCGTTGTAGAGCCCAAGCTGTCTTGGCGTCAACGCGAGACTCCTCGGCGTCCTTCATCGCCTCCTCATTGAGTTGCGTGAGCTGCTCCTCAGTGAGCTTGAGCATAATGTCGCTTCCGGCGAACTTTACGGACGTAATGTCCACTTCCGCATCGTCTCCCTCGTAACAATCCTCTGGAGGTCCAGAGAGTTTCGCAGGCGTTGCTGCCGTGTAGTTGTAATCGACTTCTACGTCGATCAGTAGTGTGGTTGTCATAATCTTTTAATTAGTTTTTCAGTGAGTATTTGGATTCGGTGCATCTTGCAGGAAACGTATTTATTCCTCTTTTCCCAAGCGAAGTATTCCCTCCCAATGTCTTTGCATTTCTCGCATTTCTTTGGCTCTTTGTCTTCGGCTACGTTGTAAAGCGTATAACTCATTTTATCGTCAACGATAAATCAGAAAGGACATAGGAGGCTTTCCAGCTCCACGTCCGCACGGACGAGCTTCATCTCCGGTCGTATGTAGAGCCTTACGTTTATGATCCCATTCATGCAGTTCTCGTTGGTGATGTGTTTGAGTTGGTACATGAGTTCACACAGGCTAAGTTCACTCTTGGAATCCCAGCAGGAAATGATGTATCGGGAGAACGCTTGCTTGCCATATTGCTTGATCTCGGCGTCCACTGTTTTCGATGAGCCAAAGTATTCCCGCCAGTTGGATTCCTGACGGATCTTTTTTCCAACCCGCTTGGTGGCGGACCAGAAGAGTTTCTTCCCGATATAAAAACGGTTTGTTGGTCGGCAAACGATCAAATAAACGAATCCGAGCCGATCTTTGTAGTTTTCTGGGATACCATACCAATCAGGTATGGCGTTTCTTGAGCCTATACGCCCCGTGTAGGGCTTTGTACGGATAGGGTGGAGCTTGGTGAAGGTAGGCATAGTTAAGGGGCTCCTAGAGCCTTGCGTTGGTTTCTGATGATAGTACGTTTACGGTCCAGCTTTTGAACTTTCAAAACCCTTCTTTCGTACTCGGAGGCTGGACACCATCCGAGCAACCCCATGCTCTCCGCATATTTTGCATGAGAAATCTCGCGGTCTAACTTTTGCAGCTTATGGAAAAGAATGGTCGAGGAAGCAAGACTCGAACTTGCACCACTCGCACGTCTGCGGCTGTTCTGTCCACTTAAACTATTCCTCGGAATTTCCATTTCAATCTTCTTCGTCAAGTTGCATTAAGTCAAATGAGGACGCACCGTTTCTGGCGCGAAATACTTCGTCCTGCTCGGTGGCGGGGTTCGGGAGGTCGATCTCAAACTCGATCTGTTCCTGACGTGTACGCCCTTCCTTGCTCGCTCTGGTACACGTCGAGTCGCAAGTCTTCACCCGTGGGTTGTACTGATAGACCTTCGCCCCGCATACCGTGCAACGCTTTGGAACGAACCCCGCCGCTTCACGCTTCTCGTATTGTTTCTGTGCCATAAATTGATTCTTCTATTAAACCACAATTACTATCATTCGTCAATAACTAAGTTTATGCGTTGGGACCAGTTACGTCGCGGAATAGGCAATGCTTTCCTTCCATCTCAACTCGGATGGTGTACCCGCGCTCTGCGTCCCTCCACTTGGAGCAGAGAACCTTGTCGGTTACGATCATCGGGTTTCCGGTCCTTGGGTTCTTCTCGTTTCGCACGATGAGCTTTAGGATGTTGTCGAAATCGTACTCCGGTTCACGCGAGTTTCGGATCTTCCCGTCATCGCTCTCGGCGCACAACGCCACCACATGAAGTCCGTGTTGAATCGCAACCTCCTTGAGCATCTTCGATACCGCCCCGATGTCTTGGTCGGTTCGCGTGTCCTTCTTTCCGCCCTTCACCTCCACAAGCTGAAGGTAGTCCAGAAGAATGAACTTCACTCCATGCTGCTTGATCTCGCGCCGGATGGCGGCTTCGATGGCATCTTTGTTGAAGGCAATTCTCTTGCGGTCGTAAACGTAGAGAGGAAGTTTTGAGATTGTCCCAATCGTCCGCATGAGTGAAGCCTGCTCGCCTGCGTTCATCTGGCCGGAACGGATGGATCGGAAGTCGATCTGCCCAAGCTCGCACACAAGCCGGTTCATCCATTGCTGGTACGGCATCTCTCCCGTGAGGCACATGCAGGGAAGATGGTGGTTTACCAAGGCGTGAGCCAAGAACTGCTTCCCAAGTATGCTCTTTCCAGAGGAGGGAAGCCCGATGATTCCCGTAACCTCGCCCTCGCTGGTCCCTCCTGCCTTCTCGTTGATTGTTTCCAGAGGCGTTGAGATGACTTTGTTGTTTCCTCCACCCTTGGAGAGCGATTCCAGAGAGTCAACGTACTCGATAATCAGATTACGGTCTTGGTCGTCGGTCGTTGCAGGCTGGCAGAGAGCCATAGGGGTCGTAAATGTGGAAGAAAGCGTCTTCATTACCTCCTCCGTGTCCATGCACTTGTCCAAAGCCTTACCGATTGTCGCCAGTTCGTACTTCGCCTCACGGATTGCTGAGTTTTTCAGAACGATGTCGAGATAGCTCTGATAATTTGCCTCTGTCGGGACCACGCAGAACGTTTCCGTGACGAATTGAGATCCGCCAGCGTTGAGGAGCGTTCCCTTTGCGTCCATGAACTCCGTAACCGTGATGGGGTCGATCTTCTTGTTTTCCTTCACCATCTCCACCACGGCATTCCAGATCGACCTACACCCCTTTCCCTCCGCGAACGCTGTTTCCGTCACGCCACGGTCCTTGCACGCTTCCATTACCATCACGGGAGCCATCAGGAGAGAACCAATGAGGCACTTCTCCGCTTCTTCTGAGTCTTTTCGTTTAACCATATTTTTTATCGTTGACTATAAATTATCCGATCATTCCCTGCATGTGCTTTGACATATCTTCTTGGTTTCCTCCAGCCTTCCAGTCTCTAGCCCATCCAACATCGTTGGACCAGTTGTTTAGAAGAGTGATAATTGACTTCCTACAAAATATCTTATCCTCTCCTCGATGGGAATAATACTCCTCAAGAAGAATCCAATCGGACTCGCATTCCTCTGCCACAACTTTCAACCCAGCCTCTTCCTTCTTTGACCACGGAGAGCTTGTCTTCCTACCAAACATTCGGCATAGCCTGTAACGCGCCCTCACCAGAGCAGACGCGCTCCGTGGTTGGATTTTGGCGGCAACCGTACTCCGCTCCGCTTGGGTTGGGTCTTCGACCCCAGAGATGGTTGTTGATGGAAATAATTCTGGCTCTTTGTTTGTCTCTGGAGAAAGGGTAGGGATAGTCTTAACAATCTTAAAGCATTTCTCAGTACCAGTCTTAAAGCATTTGTGGTCCGAATTTCCACCCTCTGCCTTTTCGGGGGGGTGGACTTCCCTCTTCTGAGATATAAGGAAATGCACTTGAATGAACCATCCTTCAAGTCGGTTACTCTCTCCTACCCTACGAACATCCTCAACCAACCCAAGGTTCTTTAATTCCTTCTTAGCAAGCCTTACGCGATCCTCCCCGCATCCCATAGCCTCCATCGCATAGTCAGTTGTAGCCCTAACAACATTTGTCTTCTGCCACTTGCACGTATAGCAGTAAAACATATACAACGCTAAGGCGTCACAAGGTCTGTCACACTTCAGTATTCTATCTATCGTAGCCTTAGATACAGACACAATCTGGTCATCTAATGACCCTTCGCAAGTAATGTTATTATGATCCATATTTCTTAAAGTAAAACTGTTGGATTTTTCTTAATAAGATCATCCATCATAATAGAAAGGTTCATTATGATTTTGTTGATTGCATATATCTTATTAACGACATCCTTCCTTCCGTCTTTAATTGATTGACAATGCTTGCATCTTGGAAAGTGATTTGTAGACAAATGCTTTACTTTATCATTGCAATCAATGCACTTACTAATCTTCCTGACCGTCTTTGATTTTATCTTTTTCATATAAACAATTCGGCCCTTTAGAAGAAGAATGCTTGGGGAGTAAGAATTTTGCCCGAGTCATAGGCGATCCCAAACATTCCTCTTCCAAAGGGCCAATTATGTAATACCAAAATTGTGACTCTTAACCAAAGCCAGCGAAGTTCTTACTCCTCACCGACACATGGAAAGATATACGGTGATCACCCCATTGTCAAGCGGTTAAATTCTTAAGCTGTTTTATCACCTCAGAAACAAGCTCGTCCTCGCATTCCTCACTCACACCGTCCGCAACGGCTTCCACAACATGCCTTCCCTTCAACCCCAACACAACCGTCTTGCGGCTCTGCTGAAAGATCCTCGTCTGGATCATGCTGTCCGAATAGGCGTGGATACGGAAAGCCTCTGCCTGTTCCTCATTGGGAGTCAGGTAAAGGGAAAACGTTGCAACAGTGGAAGTCTCCCTAGCGTGCTTCTGGAGCATGGGAAAGATAGCCTTCGACACGTCAACAATTAAATGCGGTATATCACTCATAAGGAATACATTATACCATATCCGTCAACCGTAGTCAATAAGTAGTTGACATGAGCTATCATTTGATGTTTAATGGATACTTCATGCAAGCACTACTTGGATATGATGAAAACCAAAAACTCACACTCTACGTCAACCCCTACAGCCCGCTCAATCCGGTCGGCAAAAGGTTTGAAAAAGGCACGCCGCTTCCAACCTCAGTCTACGATTTCTGCGAAGACGGAAGCGCACCAATGGACGCCCTTCACGCTCTCCAGCACTACTTCGACAAAGTTGAGGGTCCAAAGATACAGTCACGGTCTGGACATGCTAAACCTCAAATTCGCGGGAAATCGGGAAGCAAGATTCGACCTAAAAGATAGCCACGACGACGACAAGTTCTGTATCTCACCGCATCTTTGCGTCTGGGGAGTAGGAGGGATCTGGGGAGTGGAATTTATAGCCAACGATAATTGGTGGGAACTCTGGGAAAGGCCGGACGCCAACGAGATCTACCTCATCAAATGGGTCACTCCATACCACGGAGTCATTCTGGATTCCTGCAAGAAAGAAACCGAACGACTCATTAAAATGAAGGACGGAATCATCGAGCTTGAGATCATGTTCGACTCGGCAATGGAATCCATGATAGATCCAATCGACGTTGCAGAAATCAACCTACCAACCGCAGGAGCGGGAACCAAACGCAGCATCAAACAACTAGCCAATGAAGCGAACTTCCTTCAACAAAAAGTCTCCGGTCAGTCCGCACTGGACTGTGCAATTAGAACCCGTAGTCTCGCCGTCCGCGCATCACGGGTTCACAAAGACCTCATCGGAGAAATCTTCCAAGCCGCGAAAAAGACTAAAGAGCGTGAGCGCGAGAAGGCAGAAAGAAATGAAGGAGTACACAATTCTGAGAACTCAATTCATGCTGGACTTTCCAAAGTGCGAAGTGTGCCTCCAACCATCAACGGAGTGCCATCACACAAAGGGAAGGCACGGTCACTATCTCGACGTGGAGTCATGGGCGGCACTATGCCAAGCGTGTCACCGTCAAGTACACGAAAACCCAGAGTGGGCAAGGAAACACAATCTCCTAATATACGGAGCCAACGCAAAATAAAAACCAAAACAACATGAAAGTATCATTCGCACAACTAGAAGAAGGAAGAGTCAAAACCGGACCCCTCGCAAGCGGGGAAGGTGAACGAAAGGGAGTCTTTGTGATGACGCACACGGATGGGAGGGTAATCCACCTTCTCTGTGACGTGGGAACGACAACCCAATGGGAGCACGTCATCATCGCGGCAGTTCAGAAGACGGAAGAGGGACAGATCGTCCAAGCAGAATTGGACATCAACACCATCAGTTTCATCAAGCGTCTTTTCTGGGACGACGAAGAAACCGTCATGGTCATCTTGGACGACCGCTGCCCAAGCTTCGACACCCACCAACCTGTCCACCTGTTGAAGAGCAAGAGGCAAACGTACCTCCTGCCCAATCCTGCGCTGTTCACTCCTCAAGCCGAGCCTGAGAACGTGATCGCCATGCCAACGCCAGAGCCTCCAGCTCCCGAAGTGGAGTCAGAGCCTCAGTCGTAAGGAAGAGGGGCCGTGGCGGGGCATATAGGAGCAAAGAGGGGGTATTAAAACCCATCCTCGTCCCTACATTCCCCGCCATACGTCCCAAACTCAACCTGAGAATGATCGTCTTCCTCTTCAAAGTGATTGGAGACATTATCGTCAACTATAATCTCAACTCCCATCCGTTGAGCCATAAGGTAAAGACCGACAAATGAGTCGGCTTTGTCAGGAGATCTCCCGATTCGCTTCTTCATCTCCTTCTTGATTTCCACGCTCATCTTTTTTCCCTTGAACGTGTAGCGTCTGGCACAAAGCTCGTTGAGCATTTCCTTGTGTTCCAGCATGTCGATTCCAAACACACAACGGTTCGTTATCGCGTGAAAGACTTGGAACCAATACTCCGTAATCCTACGATCATAAACCTCGCTCCGTTTGCGCTTGTCCGCACTGGAAACCAGCTTATCAGTCGGAGATCCAGAGGAGGTAATCGGGATAATCTCATTCCCGCTTCGATTAGTCTTCTGCCACTCCTTAATGAAAGCGGATAGAACCTTTCCACCATCACCGGAAACGTCCATTCCAAAGCTGCTTGGCGCAACTCCATAGGACTTCAAGTCAGGAATAACCTTCTGAGCCAGAGATTCCTCAAAAACAGTACCCGCGCTCACCGCGTATCCGCGAGTTCCCTGATACATGAGAACCTTTTTACGTGACTCACGAAGCTCACCAATGAACCCGTAGGAAACCTCGTTTCGATCTCCACCGCTCGTCCAAGCGCAATCCAGAAACGCGATCCTCGTCTTCAGCTCATTCGTCCAAGCTGGCTCAAACCCAATGTCAGCATTCTTGATCGCAGCTCGTGAGATTATGGATGACTCAATGGAATCCAAAGGCCAGAAACCGATAACGTTTCTCCAATACTCCATCGAGTTCGCATCACCATAACATGATTTTAGGATGTCATCCTTTTTACGGCGAGTCAGAAGGTAAGGAAATGGAACCGGCTCTTCTGGTGGAGCTTCAAAGTTTGGGGAATCATCTCCATGGATAAAGATAGCCGTTCCGGTGCGTGTCTTCCACTTACGAGAGGAGACGGTAATCGAATCATATCCGCGAGGGTCCGCAGGCTCACACAGCTCCTTGTGTGGGTTCTCATCTGGAGCAGGATTCGCCAACCCAACATAGATCACATCATCATTCGCCCGAAGGTTTACTCGCACGTTATTCACATAGCTCTCCATCTCAGCCAGCTCATCCACGACAACACGAATCCTAGCCGCCTTACGTCCGCGAGTCGTATCGACAGCCTTTCTTCCCTCATCTCCAGAAGGAAACGCGAGAGCTTTGATTGCATTCGTGTAATCACGCTCGTCATCCTTGGAAGGATCTTCAAAAACAATAATCTTTCGATGGTCAATCAAATGACCGATAGGATATGCCATCCGTCGAAATAGCTTCGCCACCGTTCCCCAAATACGATCCTCCGATCCACCAAGAGACGTTGAGGCAACGAAAGACAGGGTACAAGTCGGAACAGACGCCCAATCCAACGTCAACGCTCCAGCGATACCAAACGTCTTGGAGCAAGAGGCGTTTCCGGCGATCCCAATATCGTCCGAGGAACACCACTCCTCCCAAATCCGAAGAAGAGGGCGATTCACGTATTGTCTGACTTGTATCTCAACATCCGTAGGCCACATGAGACGTGAAGCGTTAATCAAATGCTCCACCGGCTCACGGAATTGATAATCACCAAGACATCTCCCAATAGGGTGAAGGTTTTTCTCCTCCCACCTCTTCGCGTAGTTCCCGCGAGTAACCGAGTAAGCGAATAGTTCTTGATGGATAGGCAGGATTCCTTCGGGCCAAGGGAATCCATACTTTCCAGCTTTATCGTTGGCGATAATTTGGTTTGACATAGTTGGCAGAAACAATCAAACCATAGAAGATGCGCCTGTGGAATAAAAATGATTCGCCAGTGGGAGGTTGGAAGTATTTCTTTGAGGATGACAAAGGAAACAAATTCGCGTCTTCAGCACCAACAGCCAAAACCCTTCAGATCCAAGTCATCGCAGACATGAAGGCAAACGGTATCACTCCCCCAAACAACATCTGGTGTTACATCGAGGACCAGATATGCTCCCGCCAGCCATCGGGGAGATGCTTCTACGAAGACAAGGCAGGAGATCAGATCGCAAAGCTTATTCACAAGTTCGCTGGCGGAATCGACAAGGCGGCAGCATCCATCGGAATTATCAGCACGCTTGAAAAACGGGCAAGAACGTGTACCACTTGCCACAAACGCAGAGTTTACCTTAACACATGAAACAATCCTTAGCATTTAACTTCGCCACCGTTGACGCAAACGGTGTAGCCCCTGATTGCAGGGTTGAAACAGCAAACGACGCATTCGTCATCGCAGACCAACTCAGGAGAGACAACTCAGAGCGAGAGCACAGGTGGGGAAACGTCTTCAAATGCTACAAGAGATTCCCGCCAACCGAATACTCTCAGGTCGCCAAGAAACAGCTTTTCGGCATGAGCAACGTCCCGTTTGGTCAGATGACCTTTGAGGTTGACGACAAGAAAACAGCCTTCATCGACATGGTGACAGACCGCTCCACGGCAGCTCGAATCATCACCAAACACGGCAACGAAGTCGAACGCCATACATGGAGCGAGGTCATCAGCAACGCATGGAATCGCGCCATCTGGGAATGGGACTCCTACTTC